CTCGATAAGGTTCTCTCCGTTATCCCCCGCCCTGGCCCCCTGCGAAAAATGACCGCCAAAAAGGCCGCGCGCCGTCGCGGTAGGCCTCGAAAATCAGGGGCTCCCACCCGTCGCCGTGCCGTGCCGGCCCCGGCCATCAGCGCCCCCGGCGTGTCCCAGGTTGAGCGCATGCGCATCCGCCGGGCGGCGACCGGCCGCCTGGCACCCATCAGCCCGGTCGCCAATCCTGAGCGCCGGGCCCGTTGCCGGTTGAGCCTGCGGCGATTCCTGACCACATACCTGCCGGCGATGTTCCCGTTGGCGTTTTCGATCTACCACCTAAAAACGATCCGCACGATTCAAGGCGCGGTCCTGGGCGGCCAGTGCTACGCGCTGGCGCTCCCGCGCGGGTTCGGAAAAACGACCATCATCCGGGCGGCGATCATTTGGGCGGTGTGCTACGCCCATCGACGCTACCCGGCCATCATCTGCGCCACGAAGGGCAGCGCCTCGCGGGTCATCCGGGAGATCCGCGAGGAACTCCAGTTCAACGAGATGCTGGGCGCGGACTTCCCGGAGGTGTGCGAACCGATCGGCGAGCTCCGCGGCATTGCGCAGCGCGCCGCGTCACAGACCGATAGCGAGGGGCGTCCGACCCGGATTGAGATGCACGCCGAAGTGCTGAAGCTGGCATGCGTGCACCGCCACCCGAAAGACGGCGGCGGGCTCGCTCCCTCATCCGGCATTGTGATCGGCGCGCGGGGCATCACTGGCGAAATCCGGGGGCTCGAGTCCCGCGAGCCGGACGGGTCGGTCATCCGGCCGGACTTCGCTTTCCTGGATGACCCGCAGACCAGGAAGAGCGCGAAGAGCGAGGAACAATGCGGCGACCGCGAGCGGCTCATCCAGGGCGACGTCCTCAAGCTGGCCGGCCCGAACGTCCGCATGGCCGCACTGATGGCATGCACCGTGATCCGAAAAGGCGACCTGGCGGACCGGTACTTGGACCATGCGCGTCATCCGGAGTGGCAGGCAACGCGGTTTCCACTCGTTGTCCGGTGGGCGAACCGGCATGATGACCTCTGGCTGAAGCAGTACCGCGAACTGCTGGAGGCGGAAACCCCGGGCTCCGATGGCCAACTCGAGGCCGCGGCCCGGGCGACGGAGTTCTACCGCGCGCACCGCGCCGAGATGGACGCCGGGGCGGTAGTTACCTGGCCGGAAATCTGCGCCGCCGGGGAGCTGTCCGCAGTCCAGAACGCGTACAACCAGTACTTCCGCCTGGGGCCGCATGCGTTCGCTTCTGAGTGCCAGAATGAGCCGCTCGATGAGTTCGAGGGCATCGACCCTCCGCTGGAATCGCGGGACATCCTGGGCAGGCTCAACGCCCTGCCGCGGTACAGCGCCGAGCATGGGACCTCCGCGGTCGTGGCGTTCATCGACTGTGGGCAGCAATCGCATGTCCACTGGGTTACGTGCTGGTTCGCCGGCGGGTTTACCGGTGGGGTGCTGGACTGCGGCGCCCGGCCCGTCACGCGCGGGAAGTACGGGACCGAGGCGGCCTTATCCGCCACGCTCACGGAGGTTGCCGGCCATATTTGCGGCCGCGTCTACCCGGTGGCCGGCGGCGGCGAGTTACGCGTGTCGATCTGCCTGGTTGACTCCGGCTGGCAGGCGCGGACCGTCTACGCTTTCTGCCGCAACTCGCCGCACGCGGCTATCCTGGTCCCGTCGAAAGGCCAGGGCGGGGAGCTCGAACTCAAGGTGCCGCGCGTCTGTGCCAAGCGGGACCACGGGGACGGGTGGGTTTACGCGTTGAACCAGGCGCGTGACGCCCGGCTTTTGATCTACAATACCGACCACTGGAAGAGCTTTACGGAGGAGCGGCTCCGGACTCCGATGGGCGGCAAGGGCTGCTTTTCTCTCTGGCGCCCGGACCGTGCGGAGGAGCACCGGAAGTTCGCGGACCACGTCACCGCCGAAGTCGCGAAACCCAAGGAGACAAAGCGCGGGGACACGATCCGAAAATACAGCTGCCTGCCCGGGCGACAGAACCATCTATGGGACTGCCTTGTCGGCTGCCACGTCGGGGCGGCGCGGCTGGGGATGGGGCTGGACGTCGCGGGTGAGATTCCGAAAACAACGGGGGGGTACAGATTCAAGGGAGCGCGTAATGCCGGATGACCAGCCATACCGATTCAAGCGGGCGCGGAACGCGGAGCCCTCCGGGCTGACGTGCCCGAAGTGCGGCTGCGCGGACCTGCGGGTCAAGGTGACATGGCATTCGGGCGACTCGGTCAAGCGGCGTCGGGTGTGCCGGCGCTGTGGCGAGGCGTTTCCGACGGCGGAGGTCAGGCTGTGAGCGGCACGGCGCGCCGGCGCGCCCGGGAGCGGAAGGTTATCGCCCGAAGCTTCGGCCTCAAAAAAATCTTCGTCGCCCCTCCGGGATTTTGGAGCCTGTCCCGCGTTGTGACACCGGAAGCTGACTGGGAGTTTGCGCAGTTCCGGAACGCGCTTGACGGAATCATGCTGGATGTTTTCCGCAAGACCTTCGCGCTGTCGGGCGACGCCGTCCTTGCGCATCGCGCGGCGCTTGAGGAGATGGGGCGCTGGATGGACCCGATGATATCGGCGGCGCGCTTTCGCGTAGACTGTTACGTGGCGGCTCCCGTTGCGCCGCATAGTGTGTTTTACGGGAAGGTGTAGGTCCATGAGCGGCTCCGCCCGTCGCCAGTCCAGGGAGTACAAAGTCCGCGTTCGCAAGCGCCGCCACGAGGTCTATGAGCGCTCCCGGGCCTGGCGGATCAGCCAGGGACATGGGGATCCGAGATGGAAGCCAAGGGCGGTAATTTCGCACTAATGCAACAATTTCCTGTTTATTCCTGATTTCTCTTGACACCTTAGGAGTATAGCGCCAAACTGGCTATGTCCGATGCGCGGGGTTTCCCCGCAATCAGGAGGGGATGAGCGTGAGATAGCAGCGGGTGCGGGTCTGAGCGCGGGGACTGATCCCCTCCGCGTCAGAGACATCTGAGAGATTTCGCGGGCTTGTAGGCGGCCTACCGCTTACGGCCCGCTTTCTTTTTGGACCCGGCCCGCCGCCTCACCTCTGAGGGAGTGAGATGGCGCTGACTGCGGCAGCCAGAGTCACGGCGATCAAGGAAGCCATCGACGCGAAACTCGCGGGCGGCGCGGTCAAGGCCATCAACCTCCCGGACGGGCGCAGCCTCCAGCATATGACCCTCGATGAGTTGCAGAAGGCTCTTGAGTTCTGGGAGGGGCGCGCCCTCGAAGAGGCCGCCGCCGACACCTCCCCGCGCGTCATCCGGTTCCAGTCCGTCCGCCTCGGGGGTACGCCCTAATGTCCCGGAAGAAGGCAGCGCCAGCGGTCCAGGCCAAGCCCTGGACCCCTTCCGGGAAATCCTTTGACGAACGGGTCCGAACGCTGGTTCGCGCCACGTATGACGCGGCGCAGACCACGAACCGCAACGAAAATCTGTGGGCCACGGCGACGGGCCGGAGCGCGGACTCCGAGGCCAGCCCGGCGGTTCGGGCCACGATCCGGAACCGCTGCCGGTACGAGGCGAGGAATAACAGCTACTGCCGCGGCATGCTGGACACCCGGGCGAATGACACCATCGGCAAGAGCCCGCGGCTTGAGTTGCTGATTGACAACTTCGATGCCGCCGGGGCTGCCGAGTTCTTCTTCCAGGAGTGGGCCAAGGAGATCCGCCTGGGCGAAAAGCTGCGGCTTGCGATGCTTCAGCGCGGCGAGTCCGGCGAGGCGTTCCTTGAGATCATCGGGAATCAGTCCCTGCGCTCGCCGATCAAGCTGGATGTCCAGCTCATCGAGGCGGACCGAATCACCGGCCAGATGGGCGGCTACGTAAATCCGCTCTACTGTGACGGCATCCTGTACGACATGAACGGCAACCCAGTGTCCTACGACGTGCTGGACTACCATCCCGGGAGCGGGGTCACGCCGTTGACCGGGTTTGGATCGTATCGCCAGGTGCCCGCCGCCCGGATGCTGCATTTCTACCGCGCCACCCGCCCGGGGCAGCGCCGCGGCGTGCCGGACATTGCGCCGGCCCTGAACCTGTTCGGGATGATCCGCCGCTACTCCATGGCCGTGCTGACCGCGGCGGAGAGCGCCGCGGCCGTGGCCTGGGCGCTGGTTTCCCAGTCGCCGGACGTGCCGTCCGTGCCGGTGGATCCGGAGCAGGTAATCGACCTTGTCGCCGGCGCCGGGCTGACCATGCCGGCCGGCTGGAAGATGGAGCAGATCAAGGCGGAGCACCCGACAACGACCCATTCCGAGTACATCCGCCAGCTCATCAACGAGGCGGCCCGCTGTCTCCAGATGCCGCTCAACGTCGCCATGGCCGATTCCTCCCGGTACAACTACGCGAGCGGTCGGCTTGACCATCAGGTATACCACCGAAGCATCGAGATTGACCGCTACGACCTGGGTGTCACGGTGCTGTCCCCGCTCTTCCGCGAGTGGGCGCGCGAATACCGAATGGCCAACCTGGGGACCATCGACGAAACCACCGCGCATGAGTGGTACTTCGATGGCTTCGAGCACGTGGATCCGGGCAAGGAAGCGAATGCGGATGACACGCGGTTGAAGAATGGGACGCTTACCTACCGGGCATACTTCTCCAGGCGCGGCCAGGACTGGCGGACGGCTTTTGACCAGCGCGCCGAAGAGCAGTCTTACGCGAAAAAAAAGGGCATCCAGTTACAGGCAGAGCCGAAGCCGGCCGCTCCGCCCCCGGGCGGGGGCAAGCCGGCGGACGGCGACGAGGACGAAGACGAGGACGAGGACGATGAAGAAACGACACCGCCCAATTCTGGCCAGTGAGCCAGCCGAGCTCCGGTCCTTCCGGTTTGTCACCGGGGCCGGGAGCGTCGAGCTTGTCGCCGCCGAGGCTGGGCCCGAGGGACAGCCCGCGAAACTGCCGCGCTTCAAGATGAACGTCTACAACGGCGGGCCGATGAGCGTGGGCTATTACGGCCGGGTCATCATCGACCTGGCCGGGCTCCAGATTCCGGACCGCGCCGTACCCGTCCACCGTGACCACGACATGGGCAAGATCGTCGGGCACGGCGAGGCGCGCATTGAGGGCGGGCGCGTCTGGATCGACGGCGAGATTTCCGGGACCGGCGAGGCCGCCCGCGAGGTCGTCGGCAACGGGAAGAACGGCTTCCCCTGGCAGGCGAGTATCGAGGCGAACCCCCTCCGGCTCGAAGAGATCAAGGCAGGGGCATCGGCGAACGTCAACGGCCGGCCCGTGTCCGGCCCGATCATGGTCATGCGCAGAGGTGAACTCAAGGGCGCGAGCTTTGTGTCGTTGGGGGCCGATGGCTCCACTCGCGTTCAAGTTGCGGCCTCGCAGAAGGAGAGTGCGATGGACCCGAAGTTTGTCACGTGGTTGCTCGCCAAGGGCTTTGACAAGCCCGAGGCCCTGAGCGAGGCCCAGGTCGCGAGCCTCAAGGCGTCATTCGACGCTGAAGTTCCCACCCCGAAGACGCCCGAGGCGCCCGTCGCCGTCGTGCCGCCCGTCCAGGCTGCCGACCCGGCCGAGCTGCTGAAGGCCGAGCGCGTCCGCGTCGCCGACATCGAGGCGGCTTGCGTGGGCGAGTGGTCCGCCGAGGACGGCAAGAAGGTTGCGGCCATCCGCGCCTCCGCCATCCGGAGCGGGTCCACCGTCGAGCAGGTCAACGGCGAGCTCCTGAAGGTGCTCCGCGCCTCCAGGCCGGCCGCTGGCGTCCCCGCCTTCATCGTGGGCAACTCCGGCGCGTCGGTTGACGCCCGGCTCCTGGTCGCCGCCCTCTGCATGGCGAACCGGACCACAGTCGGGATGGACGACAAGGCCCTGGTCGCCGAGTTCGGCGAGCAGACCGTGACCGCGGCCCACAAGCTCAGCCGCGTCCGGCTGACCGAGGTCATCGAGGCGGCCGCCGCCATCGACGGCGTTCAGCTGCCGCGCTTCGGGCGCGGCGGCAACGAGTGGATTCGCGCCGCGTTCTCCACTCTGAGCCTGCCCGGCATCCTGTCCAACGTGGCGAACAAGTCCCTCCTGTCGGCCTACAACGCGGTCCCGTCGGCCGCCCGCCAGGTCTGCAAGATCGGCCAGCTCGCCGACTTCAAGACCCACACCCGCTACCGGCTGACCGGCAACATGACGTTCGAGAAGATCGCCGGCGACGGCGAGCTCAAGCACGGGACGGTCGGGGAGCAGAGCTTCACGATCAAGGGCGACACCTACGGGAAGTACTTCGCCCTGACCCGCCAGGACATCAAGAACGATGACCTGGGCGCCTTCCTGGAGATCCCGCGCATGATCGGGCGCGGCGCGGCCATTTCCATCGAGGAGCTTTTCTTCACGCTCCTGCTGGCGAACGCCAACAGCTTCTTCGGCTCCGGCAACGCGAACATCTACGCGAACGCCGCGGCCGGGCTGGGTGACTCCGCGCTGTCCGTGATGGTGGCGCTGATGCGCAACCAGACCGACCCGCAGGGCAAGCCGGTGAACGTGTCGCCGAGCATCCTGGTTGTTCCGCCTGCGCTCAGGGACCTGGCCGACCGGCTCTTCGTGAGCCGCAACGTCGTGGTCGCCGGGCTGGCCTCCACCAGCGCCGCCAGCCTGACCGGCGGCGACAACATCCACGCCGGGAAGTACCGGCCGGTGGATTCGCCGTATCTGAGCAACGCCACCTTCCACGCCAACGCCTCGGCCGTGGACTGGTATCTCTTCGCCAACCCGGCGGACCTGGCGGCCTTCGAGCTCGCCTTTGTGGACGGCGTCGAAACCCCGACCATCGAAGAGGTCGGCGTGGCGCCCGACACCCTGGGGATGGGCTTCCGCGGCTACCACGACGTGGGCGTCGCGGCTCTCGACCCGCGCGCGGCCGTCAAGGCGGACGTGGGCTAACCCACGGAGATCGAATCCCGGAGGGGGCCGGCTGTCGGCCCCCTCCACTCTGAAACCGAAAGCAATTTCACAAGGAGAAGATCATGGCCGTTTACGTTCAGACCGGCGAGATGATCGACTACACCCCCGGCTCTGCGGTGACGGGCGGGGACGTGGTGGTCATCGGCTCCATCGTGGCGATCGCCAAGCGCGACATCGCCGCCAACGCGCTCGGCGCGGTGGCCATCAAGGGCGTCTTCCGCGTCGCCAAGGACACCGGCAGCGCCAGCGCCATCGCAGCCGGCGCGAAGCTGTACTGGGACGCGATCAACGAGGTCGCCACCACCACGGCCGGCTCCAACAAGGTGCTCGGCTACGCTGTGGCCGCCGCCACGGCTGCCGCCGCGACGGTTGACGTGGACCTCTGCCGCGCCTAACCCATGGGTGACCGCGTGGACCAGGGCTTGCACCTCTCTGTGCTCGTTGCGCACTGCGACCGCAGTGTCATCGAGCACAACGGGAAGCGGATAACGCTTTTCCCGGAGACGGTCAAGTCCCTGGTCCATGCGGCTCGCCTGTCCGGCCTGCGCATCGAGGTTTTCGTCGCGGACTGGTCAGGCGTGCCGCAAATCGCGCCGCTCCGGGAGTGGTTCAAGGCCGCTGTCGCCGACATTCCCCACGTGGTTGTGCCGATGGCGGGCCCGTTCAACAAGGGCAAGGCCATCAACCTCCTGACGAAGCTCGCGAATACCGACCGGCTCTTTTTCCTGGACTGCGACATGATCGTCCCGGCCGAAGTACTCACGCGTGGCGTTGCGTACCTCGCGGCCGGCAAAGCCTGGTTCCCGGGCTATCAGGCGTGGAGCGAGGGCGGCAAGCTGTCGTTGCCCACGACCCCACGGCACGGGACCGGAAACGCTTTCCTCCTGCGTTCGCAGCTCGAAGCCTACGGCGGCTGGCGCTCGAAGGAAACCTGGGGGCAGTTCGACCGGCCGCTGTCGGACTGGGCCATGGCCAAGGGGCTCTCGGCCGAAGACCTGAACACGCGCCAACCGGTCCCGGGCTTCCAGCATATCTGGCACCCCCGGAAGCACGGATGGAATGGCCAGGGGGCGAAGCCGTGATGCCCTACGACGTGGTCATCCTGTCGTACCGCCGGCCGGAGAATCTCCCCGCCGTGGTGGCCGCCGTCCGCAAGCAGGAGCCGGCGCCGGGCCGCGTCTTCGTCTGGCACAACGCGCCCTCCTGCCAGCCGGTGGCCGGAGCCGTCAACGTCACCGCCGAAGAGAACTTCCGCTGCCGGGCGCGCCATGCGCTGGCGCTCCTGAGCGCCGCGGAGGCCGTTGTTTTCCTGGATGACGACGTACTCTTGACCGCCCCGGACGCGCTGGCCCCCATGCTGGCGGCCCTCGAAAAGCACCCCGGCGCGGTTGTTGGCCCCGAGGGCCGGCGGTGCCTGAGGCTCTCCGCCGAGATGTACTGGGGAGCGGACTCGGCGCGAATCGCGCACCGGGACGGCGCCGCTTCTGTGGTTAAGGGGAAGATCCACGCGGCCCGGAGAGAAACGCTTGCGGCCGCTTTCGCGCGTCGGCTGCCCGAAGCGGTCTGGACGGAAGACGACATCGTTCTCTGTGCCGGCGCGCAGATAGCCACCGGGGAGCCCGCGCGGGTCGTTGCCGGCATGCAGGGCAAGTACCGCAACCTGAGCGACGAAAAGGGCAACGAGTCGAGGCCGGAGCATTTCGAGCTCCGCAACGCGGCCTGCCAGCATATGGCCGGCCTGGGATGGGACGCGCTCCGATGGACGCGCTAGAAACCGTCCGCGCTGTGATCCGCGCGCGCCGGAGCGTGCGCCGCGGCTACACGGACAAGCCGGTTTCACGTGAAACCCTTTTGGCCATCGTCGAGGCGGGGACTCAAGCTCCCTCGGGGTCCAATACCCAGTCGGTAAGATTCCTTGTCGAGACGCGGCCGGCCGAAATCCGGAAGCTCGCCGCCATCCGGCGGGACGCCGACAAGGTGCTGTCCATGGCCCGCGCGCTGGTCCTGGTCTTTGTGGACCGGTCCAAAGCCAAGAGCGGCGAGGTTTGGGGGCAACTCGCCTATCAGGACTCCGCCGCGGCCCTGCAAAACATGCTCCTTGTGGCGACTGCCGCCGGCCTGGGCTCCTGTTGGATATCCGCTTACCGCAACATGGAGGGCGGCCCGCTCCTGTCCGGCCTGCCCTGGGCCGCGGCGCTTGGCTCCTACGGGCTCCCCGCCAGCACCGAAATCATGGGCATCGTGGCCCTGGGGCACACGGGCGCGGCGCCCGCGGGGGACGAAACCCACCGCGGCCGGCCAGTGGCGCGGCGCCCGGTCGGGGATTACGTCCTGGCCTGGGATGGGGCTGCTGTATGAGGCTCCTGCCGCTCTCCGCTTTCGACGGGCTCCTCGCCCCCATGCGCGGCAAGCGCATGGGCTACATCCGCGGCGAGCATGGCAACGTGGGGGACACGCTCCAGGAACGGGCCGCCTACGAGCTGTTCCGGCTTCAGGGCCTGGACGTCCAGTGGCTGGGGCCGGTCGCCCCGGGTCGCGAGCCCTGGGACTGGGAGAAGCGGGACGGCATGTGGCAGGGGACCGCCCCCGCCGGCCTTGACGGCTTGCTCCTCTTCGGCGGCGGGAACATGGGCCTGCCGGGCGGGTCATCCGCCATCCGGGCAAAGGCCGCCGCCCTGGGCCTGCCCATGACCTGTCTGCCCAACTCCTGGCGCGCCCCGGAGCGGCTTTCCGGACAGGTCCGTTACTGCGCCCGGGAGTCGGAAAGCATCCGGCTCTATTGTCCGGAGGCGGAGCTGTGGCCCGACATGGCCCTGAGCTTCAACTTTCCGGACAACCTCCAGGCGACCTACCCGGTCCGGCGGAAGCTCGGCGTCTTCCTGCGCAACGACCGCGAGTCGAAATTCTCCGGCCGCAACGTGCCCGGCAACGAGGGGCCGGCGTTCGGGCGGATCAAGAAGCGGGACATTCACGGGTACATGGAGCTCGCCGCGTCATTCGAAACCGTGGTCACCGACGCGCTGCATTTCTCAATCTGTGCCCTGGCCGCGGGCCGGCGAGTCTACCTCCTGCCGGGGGCGTACCCGAAGAATTACGGCATGTGGTCAACCTGGCTTCGTGACCTTGGCTGTCTGTGGGCCGATGACCCGGACCAGATAGAGGAGCTTCGACCGTGAGCCCGCAGAAATACGCGGGCCTGTCCAAGCTCCGGGATGGGCAGTTCGAGGCGCTCTCCGCCGCCATGGCGGGGCACTGCCGCATGCTTGAGGTCGGGACGCTCTACGGGGTCACCGCGGCGATGCTGGCGGAGGCGCACCCGGACGCACGCGTCCTGAGCGTCGATATTTTCGAGGAACTCACCCCGGCATGCTGGCTGCAAAACCGTCGGCCGAATCAAAGCCTGTTTGTGGGCACGCTCCTGCGCCTCCACGTTATGGCGCCGGAGTGCCGCTTTGATCTGATTTTCGTTGACGCGGACCACCGGTATGAGGCCTGCCGCCAGGACCTGAACCTGGCCGCCCGGATGCTGGCCCCCGGCGGCCGGCTCTTCGCGCACGACTACGGCTTCCGCGAGGGGGTCACCAAAGCGGTTGACGAATTCTGCGCCGAGACGGGCCGGAAGATCGTGGCCCGGACGGATACGCTCGTGGAGTTGGGGCCGTGAGGATCTTCGTAGTCGGCACTGGCCGTTGTGGGACGCGGACGTTCGCGCAGGCGTGCAAGCATGTTCGCAACTACACCAGCGGGCATGAGACACACGCGCAGAAATTTATCGGCAACCTGAGTTATCCGGACGGACATATCGAGGTTGACCATCACCTGGCCTGGGCGCTGCCGCTCCTGCGGGAACAGTACGGCGCCGGCCCGGATGCGTTCTATGTCCACCTCCTGCGCAACCGCGCGGAGTGTGTCGCATCGCTGAGCCGGCGGCATGACATGGACATGTGGGCGGCGCTCGGGTGCTTCGTTCTGTGCAACCGGTCAACGCCGGAGCGGAGAGCCCAGGCGGCGGCCTACTACTACGACTCGAAAAACGCCATCATCGACGCAACGCTCGGCAAGCAGTCGTTGGGCCGGGGCTTCGTCCTGTCGGGCAACTGCCTGACGACTTACATCGAATCCCTGCCGGAGGCGTGGCCTGTCTTCTGGGATGCCATCGGCGCGCAGGGCGACTATGACGACTCTCTGGCCGAGTGCTCCAAGCGGTACAACCGGGGACTGGAATCCAAGGGCGAGAAAGTGAGGGATGAGCATTGATCCCTCGGGTCATTCACTTCGTGTGGATCGGTTCCCCGCTCCCCGACTGGGCAGAGCGGAACCTTGAAGAGTTCCGCCGCCTCAATCGTGGGTACGAGGTCAAGGTCCACAACGAAAGCGCCATCCTGCCGGAGCTGGCCGAAGTCATGGCCGGAGCGAAGCACCCGTCCAGCAAGGCGGATTTGGTCCGGCTCTCCGCTCTGTGGAATGAGGGCGGCTGGTACTTCGACGTGGATTACTGGCCGCTGCGGGCGCTCCGCGAGGCGGAGGGCGCCTGGGGCCTCGACGGCCGGCGGGTTTTCGTTTCGAAACAGAACGTGCCCGACGTGCCGATCAACAATTGCGTGATCGCCTCGGGGCGCGCCGCGGCCGGGCTCCGCGAGTTGATCGACACCGCGAAAATCACGAAGTCGGAAAGCCGTTGCAGCTACGGCCCGGACCTGTTTTCAACCGTGGTTGGCCGCAAGCCCTCGCTCTTCACGGTCTGTGATTGGCCCTGGTTCCAGCCGATGCGGCACACCGGCGCGGCTGACTACTACCAGCGCGCGCTCCGCGGCAACGTCCAGCCGCTCCGGGACGTGTGCCCGAAGACTGGCGGCCAGCTGCCCTACGCGCTCCACCTGTGGCTCAATGGCCGGGGCGCGGAGCTGGTCAAGGCGTTTCAGACCGCGCCGGATGACAAGCCGTTCGCCTACGTGGAGGACTGCGAGGACAAGCACCCGATCAGCGGGATCGTCGCGGGTCTCAAGGCCATGGGCGTGGCGGTCCGCCGCTACCGGCGTGACGATGAGCTGGTCCTGGACCGGTCCCCGCAGAAGCCGGTCGTGCTTGTCGCGTGGAACAACGTCCGGCGCGCGAAGCTCGCGGAGTCCGCGGCGCGCAACCGCGTCCCGGCGCTGTGGTGTGAAAACGGGTTCTTCGACCGCAAGCGCTACATGCAGGCGGACCCGGAGGGATTCCTGCACCGCGCCAGCTGGCGGCGCTTGCTCGGCAACCCGGCGCCAGCGGACGGGGCCGCGAAGCTGGCGCGCTTTTACCCCAACGGCATAACCCCGATGGCCCCGCGTACCGGGTACATCCTGGTTCTCGGCCAGGTTCCGAACGATACGCAGATGGCCGATTCGGAGATTCAAGGGCCGGTGCCGCTGCAAAAAGAAATCATCCGGGTACTCCCGAAGGGGCAGGCGTGTTTCTTCCGCCCGCACCCGGCGCTCGCAGCCAAGAAGCCGAACCCGCAGCACCAGAGCCTGCCGGTCATGGACACGACCCAGGATGAGCGGCGCGATTACCAGGACACGAAGACCGGCCCGGGCCTGGGCTCCGCTCTCGGCGGGGCGCGGTTTGTCATCACGATCAACAGTAACGCGGGGGTGGACGCGCTTGCCGCTGGCGTCCCGGTCCTGGCCTTCGGGCCGCACCTTGGCATTGACGCCGGGGCTATTCGTAGAGCGACCGTGGCGACGCTGGCGGCAGACATTGACGCGATGCTCCGAGGCTGGCAGCCGGAGCAATCGAGAGTGGAGAACTTCATGCGCTGGCTCGCCGCCCGGCAATGGTGCCGGGAGGAGTTCAGCGGCGCCGCAACGATGCGCGCGCTGTTGGCTGAGGCTGGCGTTGACCTGAGCGGCGGCGGGGAGCGTCCCGGCTCTCTTCCGGGGCCAGGCGCCCCCGTCGCTGCATGCGCCCCGGAAGGGCTGGAGGTGTGACGTGAAGTGCCCGGAATGCGGAAGTTTTGACCTTGTGAGCGGCGGCAATCCTATCAGCACCGGCGGTTCGACGTTCTTTCCCCGGCGGTGCAACGGGTGCGGGTTCTTCTGGAGCACCCCGAAGCCGCTGACCGTCGGCCCGAAGCCGGCGCAGGTTGCGCGCCGTGACGTGCCGGTCGAGACTCCGGCCGCTGAGCCGCCGCCGGCCGAAACCAGCGAAGAGCCGCCCGCGCCCCCGGCAGAGACAGAGCGCATCGAGGAAGTCCCGACCGACGACATCGAGCTCGGCGACGTGGTTGTCTTCATGCGCGCCGGCGCCGAGGTCCGCGGGCCGGTCGTGAAGATCAACGCGAAGAGCTACTGGGTGGACCTTGACGGGGTGCCGGACAAGAACGTCCGGAAGGACCGCGTCCTTGGCCGCGTGGTGAAGGCGTAGAGCCCGATGGCCCTGACGCCCTACCAGACAGCCGCCCGGGCGGGGCTCGCCGCATTCAACGCGGCGGCCGGCCTGACTGTGACTGTTGCGCGGGGCAGCTCTGAGACCGAAGACGTGCCCGCGCTGAAAATCGACCGGGGCAATTCGGTGCAAGCGGTCGAGGGCGTTTACGGGCTCGTGTCGGAAGTCGGCTTCATCATTGCGAAGGCGGAATACCTGATAGGCGGGTCCGAAGTCGCGCCCGCGCGGGGGGACGTAATCACCTACGACTCCCGGCGCTTCGACGTGCTGGACGGGACCACGAATCTGGATGAGTCGGCCGAATGGCTCATCCCGGTACAGGAAGTGGGGTAGACATGCGAAGCCGCGCGCTCCTGCCGCTGTCCCTCCAGTGGAACAAGATCGACGAAAGCCACGGCGTGCTCTCCGGCACGTGTCTGTGTGGCGAGGTAATCGCGGGCTCGCCCATGATCGCGGAAACAGGCAGCTCCATCGAATTCCGGTGTCCGCACTGCCGGCGCTTCATCCAGGTCCGGGCCTCGCATGAGATCCCGGCCGACGGCGGCGCGCCCGGCTCAGGAAAGAAAGGCGGTTGACCATGCGTAGGTGGCTTTGCGTTCTGACCCTCGCGGCGGCTCTCGGCCTCGCGGCGGGATGCACCCCCGAACAGGAGGAGTCGTTGGGTTCGGGCCTGACATCGACCGGCCAGACCATCGATAAGGTCCGGGTCGTGACGAAGCTCATTCCCGGCCCCGAGGGCGCGGCCATCGACGGCGTCCTTGCCGGGATCTCCGCGCTCCTCCTGGCGGGCGGGGCCTACATGACCAAGAAGGCCAGCGCCCGGAAGGCCAAGGAAAAGGTCTTGCGCGGCGAGATGACCAAGGAACAGCGGGTGGCGGCCGACAAGAAGATTTACGGCAAGAAGTTCGACCCGAAGCTGAGCAAGTAGGAGCCGCCCGTGGCCTTCAAGCAATCCAAGGAAGAGGTCATGGAGTACGTGCGCCATGCTCCCGAGAAAGAGAAGTGGGCATGGCTGGCCGGCGAGCTTTGGGACGGGCGGAACAGGATGGATGAGCAAGAGAGCCGAATCGACAAGCTGCCTTGCCGGGACTGGCACGGATCCCGGCTCAAGTGGCTGACCGGCATCATTTGGGGCGGCGCTAGCGGGGCGACGCTGTACCTGCTGTACCTTGCGGGGCAGCGCATTTTCGGGGTGACGTCATGACCGCCCCTCTCTTCGTCGCCATCGTTGCCGGCCTGGCCGCCGTTGCACTGCTCGCCGCTCGGCGGGTGAGGAGGTAGCCCATGAAGATCGAAGAAGTCATCAAGCTCCGCAACTACCTCGACGCGCTGATCGACGCCGAGGCCGTGCTTGCCGAGCCGCCGCCCCAGCCCGTCGAGGCCGTGGCCGTTGACCTTGACGCCTGGAAAGTCGCGCAGCGCAACCGGGTGCTGGCGGGCAGTGGCGACAAGGCCGCGCTTTTGGGCACCCTGAGCACCGCGCCGACGGTGGATGACAAGGCGCTGGCCGCTCTGGGCGCTGACGCCGAGGTCGCCAAGGCTCTCATCGCCGCCCGCGACGCAACGCGCGCGGCGGCCCTGGCGCTTACTGCCGTGGCGGTGAAGCCGTGAGAATCCCCTGGGGCGTCCCGACGGTTGGAGACGCGACAAAGCTGGGGCTGGCTCCAGTCTGTGGGCCGCTCGCAACCAAGATCACCGCCGGCCAGCGGCTATACGCTCTCTTGCATCAGGCCCTGGTCACCGAAAATTTTGCCAACCTGACCGCGTGGTCCGAAACCGATGCGGATGCCAAGGTCAACCTGTCCGGCGGCGAAGTCTCCATGGACGGCGACGGGGCTGCTTTCACAACGCACGGCCTGTCCTACACTGCCGGAATAACTTCGGCGGAAGGATATTTTGAGGTCAAGTTTAAGACGGCCTCCGCCGCCGCCTCCGGATATTTTGGCATTAACAGTGCTGACGCGCTGGCCCTGACTTACGCCGCACCCAACTTTCGCCAGCTTACCACCGGGCCCGCGCAAGCCGTCTATCGCGCAAATGTGGTCAACACAAACGGGCAGGCGTACTCTGCTGACACCTACTACACCCTGCGCCTCTACATCCAAAAGGATTCGGTCGGCGCCCTGAAAATGGTGACGGCAACCATCCAGGGCGGGACGGAGTTCCCGAATGAGATGGTGTTAGAGGTCATGCAGACCGCTGCGCTGGCCGCGACCATCTACCCGCAGCTGATGCGCTTTACGTCCAACAGCGGGCGGCTCACGTACTTCAAGGAGTTTCGCTGGTTCTCTGGATTCTCCACGGCCGGTCAAACACTGACCTACGTGGCCGACGCGGGCGCGGGAAAGCTGTTCAACGGGTTTGTGCCAACGAACCTCGCGGCCATCGGTAGCTGGGCAACGACCAACGTCACCTTTGCATACAGTTTCGATGACGGGGTCGCCAGCTACTCCGCAGAGAAAACCCTGGCGCAGTTGAACGCCGAGGCCGCGCTGACCACGAACAAGCGATACATACGCCTGCGAATCACCGTCAACTCCGATGGCGCTACCCAACAGTACGCCGGGGAGTTGAATGCGGATGATGCGACGGACATCCCGGCCGTCGCCGACCTCCCCGACGTCGGCAACGTGAGGGACACGGACACCGTAGGCGGAGCAACCGGCACGCTCTCCAGCAACAAGATTCTCAAGAGCAACTCCACCGGGAGCGGCGCGGGCGGCTACAACGACGATAACCTCAGCGCCCCCAACGTGCGCGTCGCCACGGCCTTCGGCGTTGGGCTGACTGGCGAACTGGTCGAGGAGGCCCACGTCCAGTCCACCAAGCCCGGCACCTGGAACCTGACCGATAGCGGCGACGGGCAGACCTGGACACTGACGGTTGATGATGCTGACAACTCCATCGTCTACAAGCTCAAGGACACCGTGGCCAACAAGTATGTGGCCTCGGCGCTGCTCAAGTCCACCTACCCCAACGGCGCGAAGATCAAGGGGCTGACGGCGGAGCATACGTATCAGCTCTACGCCCTGGAGGCCGGCAAGCTCATCTCTGAGCCGGCTGACGATACGGTCGAGGCGCCGGAACTCACGGCTAACTACTCGGCCGGCGCGGAAAACATCCTGACGGGCAGCGCGGACAGGGTGGACGGGACGGTCACGAATGGCACGGCCACCGGCACACCCGCCGCCCCGGCCACGCCCACCGGCCTGGCCATTGCGGACCTCGGAACCGGCAAGGGCGGCAAGGCGACCATCACCAACTCCGGGAGCTACGCGGCCACGGATGAGCTGATCGTTACTGACGCCGGGATCAAGGCGGAGGTGGACGTTCTGGGCTCCGGTTTTGTGGTCGTGGCGAAGCTGGCCGGGACCGCTGGGAATGACATCAGCATCGCATTCAATCCCGACGTTGGCCCCGCGCCTGTTTACAGCGAAAACGGCGACGCCATCACTGTCGCCTACGACCCCTCGGTCCATACCTGGCAGGACATCAAGGACGTGATTACCAGCGACTCCACGCTGGTCGATGTTCCGGGCTCGGTGCCGGAGGGGCTCTTTACTCCTACGGGCGGCTACGACCTGGCCGACGGCGCGGAGCCGCTGGTCATTGGCCGCGGCACGTTCGCGGAGTATGCGCTCAACAGCGGCTGCTTCTGCCCCAACGTCCTGCTGGGCACCGCCCGCACCGGCGACAAGGCCAAGGCGGCTTCCGGGCTGACCAGCGCCAGCGAGAGCGCCTACTCCGACGCAGCGGCTAGCTGGACGCCGACCGACCAATTCCCCGGCGGCCCGAACTTCAACGGAGGATTCAACTGATGCTCCCCCTGAAACAGTCCACCGCCGGCCAGAAGGTTCCGGTCATCCTCAAAGACTCGGCCGGCGTTGTCGTTACCGGCGTGACCGCTCCGACCATCACGGTCTCCAAGGCAATGGGCGACCTGGCCGCGGTCCATGACGGGACGTGGGCAGAAAAGGCGGGCGGGCTCTACTCTGTCCAGCTCGACGCCACCGATACCGATACTGTAGGCGCATTGGTCGTCCGCGTGGTCAAGGCCGGGTGCGTTGACAGCTTCGTGTGCTGTTGGGTCCGGGCAAACACCGAAGCTGACAACTACGGGCGGCTCGGCACTCCGACCGGGGCAAGCATCGCCGCAGATATCGCCGCCAGGGCGGCAGCGGCCACGGCGCTGAGCAACGCCGTTTGGACCGACGCAAAGGCCGGCTACCTGACCGGGGCCGTAGCGCTCGAAGCCACCCTGACAGCCATCAAGGGCGCGGGCTGGACAACCGAAACCCTCACCGCCATCGACGCGCTCATCGACGCGGTGAAGGCCAAGACGGACCTGATTCCGGCCAGCCCCGCCACCGAGGCCAACGTGTCCGCGGCGCTTGTCCAGGCAACGCTCGCGCGCCGGCTCCTGCAAAACAAGCTGACGATCAACCTGACCGAAAGCCGCGCGGAGCTCTACGCCGACGACGGCCTGACGCTCTACGCAACCGCGGCGCTCACCGACTCGGCCGGGGACGCCGTGACGGCCGCCACGACTGGGCCGATCAACCGCGGACCGTGGGAGATTGCAACCTAATGTTTAGCGCCGCGATACAAGGGCAGTGGGGCATTTCCGCCGGCGGCGGCTCCACCCCTCCGGGCAAACCCGGCTGGGGCTCGCCGGCGGTCACCCCGGGCGACGGGCAGGCGGTCTTCCGCGTGGCGCCCGCCGCTGTGTCCGATCAGGTCTATGTCCGCTATCAGCGGATGCTGCCGAATCAAAACTGGAGCGCCCTGGCCAGTTCCCCGAACCGGGTAGGCGCGGGGGCCGTGACACTGTCGGGCCTGACCAACATGCTCGGGTACGTCGGGATTCTTCACGCCAAGGCCGGCTCCCTGGTCTCTGAGGTCAGCGGGCCGCAGTACTTCATTCCGACCGATGGCTCGGATGCCGAGATCGACCTTCTCATGGCTGCCATGGCTGCGCAGCTCAACCTGTTGGGACTGACCAGTCTGGACGCCGACGGCGAGAGCGTCGCGATTTCCGCCTCTGTGGAGATCCCGCCGAGCTTTGAAAACGTGGATACGCCGTGCTTCAAAATCTTCCCGGATACAGAGGAGGCCGAAGCGCTCCGGGCCAAAAACGCAATCGTCCCGCGCGTCAACGTCGCCTTCTGCCAGCGCTCGAAAACCTCGGGGCAGAAGTCCGAACAGTTCCGGATTCGCGAGATCGTCCGCGACGAGTTCCTCGGCAAGCGTCCGCTCGCGTTCACCTCGGCGCTTTGTGTCGCGGAGACCGAATCCGAAATCATGAACATGGACGCGCTACAGAATCAGATGAAGTGGGTCTCTGTGGTCACGTTCGAGTTCCAGGGCCTGCGGGCGAGGAGGTAGCCGATGCCTCTGATTGCCGTGGCCGTGCGCATCAAAATGGCGACCCGCGAGCTTCGGCGGCAGGTCGATAAAGCCATGAAGTCCGAACTCAAGTCAAAGGCCCAGGAAGTGCAACGGGAAGCGAAAGCCTCGATCCGCGGCAAGGGCGGCGCGCCGTCCACTGCGGGGCAGCCCTTCAAGAGCTACACGGGCCGGGCGCGCGCGTCCATCAAGACCAAAATCGGCCGCTCCGCGCGGACAACCTACGTCGGCTTTACCCCGGTCCCGCAGGCCCAAAGCCGCGGCGTGAAGGGCCGGCGGATCAAGGTCATCGATACCAAGACAGGAAGAGCGAAAACCGTCCAATACGCCAACATCCTGGAGCATGGGGCCAAACACATGGAGCCGCGCCCGGTTCTTGAGCCCGCTGTGGAGCGGGTCGCGAGCCGGGGGCTTTGGAAGAGCCGCCTTTAGCGCGGCAGGAGGAACATCATGACCATGGAGGCAAGAGAGGCAGGGTTCGAGTCAACGCTGTACCTCAACAGTGCGTCGTTCGGCAGTCCGGCCTGGGTTGAGATCGACCTGGCCCGCGACCTGACCGACGCCAAGGACGTGGCGCAGCTCGACGCGACCAGCCGGGGCATCGCGCGCCGGGGATTCCAGGCCGCTCAGGCGGGGACCACTCCGTGGGGCTTCGACTTCGACTGCCTGGTCCCGGCCGCCGGCCAGACCAACGCGGCGTATACCGCGCTGATGACCGCGCTGAAGGCCCGGTCCAACGTGGATATCCTCCACGTCGAGGGCGGGGACATTTCGGTGGACGCGCTCACCGCAGAGCGCGGAGTTTGCTGCGTGACCGGCGGCGGGAAGGGCGAGACGATGGGCGACATGAGCACCCGCAGCTTCGTGGTCCGGTTCACTCCGAACGCCAATCAGAACGCCCCGCAGGATGGCGTGACCGCGGACGGCGAGTTCGTGACGGCCAGCTAACCCAGTCAACAGCTTCGGCCGGGCGGGGTCGTGTGGCCTCGCCCGGCCCGGGGCACAACATGGACCCGGAAGAGGAAGAGAGATTGCCATGCCGAACTTTACCGACGCGAAGAAACGCGAGTGGACCGTGCAGGTCACGGGCCGGACGATTTCAGAGGCGGCCGGGCGGGGCATCGACCTGAGCGCCGATTTCGTGATGGCGCTTGCCGATGCTGCCTTTCGAACGATCAACCGCGGTTCGCATGACGCGGACGGGCTGTCCGCAGAAGAGCGCGAACGCCAGGAGCAGGAGGCCCGCTCTGCGGAAACCAAGGCAATCATGGAGCTCGGCGCCAAGGTTCTCAACCTTCGTCTAATCGGCACTCTCGTTGACCTGTGCTGGATTGGCTGCAAGCACAATGCGGCCATCGCCAGCGGCAAGGTCAGTGAGGACGATTTCAAAGAAGCGCTCTGCGGCCCCAGCCTGATGAATGCCGGGATGGCAACCTTTCAGGCGCTGTGCGAGTGCTTCGGCCTGAAGCCCGAAAAGAAAGCCGCGCCGGACCCTACGGGCGCCGCAGACGCGGCCGAAAAGAGCGGCTGAGCTTTGGGCGCGCGGAATGGTGCCGACTGGCGGCGCTGGCCGGCGTTGACCCCTGGGGACCGTACCAGGTGCCGGACATGGTAGCCATGGCCAGGGCGCGGAACGATGCGCAGTTCGCGCATGAGTGCGCCCTGATCGCGATTCTCGGCAACGCGTTGACCACTCATCCGAAGCCCCCCGGCGAGTTCAAGCCGATGAAGGAGTTAGACCACGATGGCTAAGAGAAAAACTTTCATCGGCGGCGCGTTCATCTCCATCACTGGAGACAAGAAGGGGCTCGATGCGGTTCTCTCCCAGGTCCGGGAGGGAATGCAGAAATTCGGCCGCGAGCTGCAACAGATGGGCCTTAAGTTCATGGCCGTCGGGGCGGCGATACAAGCACCGCTGACGCTGGCCGTGAAGCGGTTTGCCGAACTGGGCAGCGCGGTGGAAGACGCCGCTATCCGCACGGGGCTGAGCACTGAGGCGTTCTCGGAATTCGCGCACGTGGCGAAGCTCTCCGGCTCGAACGCCGAATCCCTGGAAGCGTCGCTCCGGGTTCTAGCCCGGACCGCGAGTGCGTCACGCGGCGGAGTCGGGGCGCAGGCGAAAGCCTTTGCCGACCTGGGGGTATCAGTCACAGACTCCTCCGGGAAGCTCAAGGGGGTTGAACCGCTGTTCCTGGAGGTGGCCGCAGCGCTCGGGCGGATCGGGAGCGAAGCGCAGCGCGTAGAGCTGGCACAGAAAATAATGGGCCGCGGCGCAACGCAGCTTTTCCCCATGTTCGCCCTCGGCGCGGAGGCCATCCAGGATTACCGGATCGAGGCCCGCCGGCTCGGCGTGTCCATCGGCCCGGAAATGGCGGCGCGCGCCGGCCGGCTGGGGGAGATGTTCGGCCGGCTGAAGACCGCCTTTGACGGCATCGTCCTTGTCATCGGCGACACTCTCGCCCCGATGTTCGATAAGTTCCTGGTCCGCATGACGAATCTGATAGCCAACGTCCGCGAGTACCTGAGCAACAACCCGCAGCTGATAACCGGCCTGCAACAGATCGCGATTGCCCTGACCGCAATCGGCGCGGCGATGGTGGCCCTCGGGACGGCTTCCCGCGTGCTCTCTGTCCTGGTCTCCCCGGGTGGGGTGCTCCTGGCGCTGGCCGGGATTCTGGTCTACATCTCCGGCGCGCTGGACCCGCTGATTGAAAAGTGGGGCAAGGCGGTCATGGGGTTCGAGGTTGGGGGCCGCGCGATTCGTGACTGGCTCTCTCTGGTTGCCGAATCCTTCCGGGATATCTGGCAGGCAGTGAAAGACGCGGCCTCGCAACTCCGCCCCGCGCTTGAGCCGGCGCTCAGCGCGGTCAAGTGGATGCTCGATTCGATCTGGCAACAGATACAGGTCGGCTTTATGACGCTGAAGATTTGGATAGTCGATCAGGTCCAATCCCTCATCGGCATGATTCGGGGCGCGCTCGAAAAGGCCATTACCGGCGGCGATCTTGGGCTGCTGGCGAAAAAGGTTGCGCAGGGATACGCCAACATCCTCGGGGCGGCCAGTAGCAGTCTGGCTCAGTCCCGAGTCGCCGACGCCGGATGGCTGGTCAACCAGAGGGCCGTTGCCGCCGGCGCGCGAAAAGTCACGGGCGGCGAGGTGTCCCGGGCGGGCTCCGCGATAGGATCTTCATTCGGCGGCGCTTTCAACAGCCTGAAGGGCTCATTGGGCGCCCTCGGAGAGAAATGGTCCGGCGCCCTGGCGCCCCTCATGGAAACCGTCTTCGGCCAGAAGGGCGCGGAGGGCGGGGTCAAGAGCTTCTTCGACATCTTCCAGGGCCTGGGCCGGTCCTTTGGCGAGTGGCCCGCGAAGTTCCCGGGCGACGCCACCCCCGGTCCCGCACTTCAAGCCGCGATGGCCACGTCCGGCACGTTCAGCGGGCTCGGCGCCCGGCAGATGGGGCAGAATCAGAATCCGCTCATCAAGATCGGGAACGATCAGCTGACCGTGCTGAAGGACATCCGCGAGAAAATCGGCGGCTCCGTCTTCGGCGGGGAGGAATTCTAAATGGTTGCCAGCTACGACAATTTCCGTCCGACTTCGCGCGCTTCGACGAACCGCGACGGAACCACGGCAGAGCGCGTCATCCGGATATACTCTGCCGACGAGGGCGGCGCACTGGCGGATTCCGACGCGCCGAAATACGGCGATTCCATTTCCGTCGGCGGAGTGACACTCTACTGCAACGGGGTCACGGCTGACCAGGTGCCAGAGGGGGTCAACGCGGACGGGGCCTTGCTCTTCGAGGTCAAGGCGACGTACGCGACCCTGGACAAGTCGCCGCAGGATGGGAAAGCGCGGTGGTCCGTCAGCTCACAGAACGAGCAGGTCAAGCGCTTCGCGGTGGACAAGGCGACCGACAAACAGGATTGGCCCGCCGAAAGCGGGAGCGTCCCCGGCCCGACCACGGCTTATACCGGCCTGGGAATCGGTGTTACCCAGGACGGCGCGGAGGGTGTCGATGTCGATGACCCCTTCGAGGTACTCCGGATAGATTTGTGGATGGCACCGACCGCCGTGGGCGCGTATCTCGCCGCGGTGCGGGCCCTCCGCAACCACGTCAACAGCGACACGTTCTCCGGCCCATGGGGAACCTACGCGGTCGGGGAGGCGCGGCTGGTCAGCTACAACGTCCAGCACGTCAACGGCGAGCTCGATCAGGTCTCCCTCGAAATCGCGTGGCGTGAAAACGTGAGCTTCGACGTGGATTTCTCCGGCGGCGGGTCCGACACCGTAACCAAGGGCGGCCATCAGTACTACTGGCAGCGGACGGCCAAGGCCAAGACGGACGATGAGAAAGCGCAGATGGACGTACTCGACGCCCACGTCGATACCGTGTACCCGGACGGCGCGTTCTCCGGCCTGGGTATCACCTGGGCCATGTTTGACATGGTAGAGCCGAGCTGACCATGAACCCGCGCAAGCTCAAGGCCGGCGAGCGCCCGCAGATCGGGCACTTGAACCAGTACGCGAAAGCGATAGCCGAACTGCAAAAACAGGTCCGGCAGCTGTCCGGCCAGTTGCGCGCCCCGGACTCTCCCGCCGTTGCGGCCTGGGCCTTGAACAGCACTGGCGCAACCCTGCGCATGGGCGACGCCGCGGCAATCCAGGGCGGGCTGACCACGGACATGGACAACGTCCTTGCGGATGGCGCGGTCATCGTGCTCAAGGCTTTCGAGACCGGCAGCACCGCGGCGGACGATTCCGGCAACTGGGTCATCGCGGAGAACGAAATCAAGAACGGGCAACTTGGCCGCGTGTGGGTGGCTGGCGTGTGCCCGGCGCGCGCGGACGGAACGGGCGGGTACGTTGACGCCCCGACCGACGGCAGCGCCGTCCTTCTGCGGGGGGCCTCCGGGGCGAAGATCCTCCAGGAGATCGAAGACACCGACGACGGGGACAAGTGGGTGCTGATCCGCATCGGGACGATCGCCAAGGATCAGCCGGGGGGCGGGGGAGGGGCTCCCGGGGACCAAATCCCGGCCATCGTTGACGAGATCGGCTATGCGGGGACCGGCACGCTCTACCGCCGGAACGATAATATCGGCCGGCTGGTTTTGGTCGGGAACCCAGGCACCGTCACGGAGCCGGTTGCCGGCGGAAATTTCGTGCCGACCATCGAGGCCGTCAAGGATGACGCGGCGCCCGCGGTTGATCGTGGGTTCCGGGCAAGGCTGGCGGTCGGAGATCCCGGCTACGCTGACGGGACAAAGTTCAAGGCCGTCCTGGAAGCCCTGGCGGCCGCCGGGCACGTCACGAAGTCCGGACTGGCTGTGCCGTTGGACCCGGACGGATTTTTAGTTGGATCGGCTGATGGGCTGCAGGGCAGCGTCGGCGACGGCCTGGAGATCGTCGCCAACGTCCTGAAGGTGCTGCTGGCCGCTAATCCCGGCCTGGAGTTTAATACCGGCGGCCTCCGGCTCAAGGTCGGCGCGGCCGGGGATATCATGTACTGCGACGGCACCAAGTGGGTGAGCCTGGTCAAGGACGCCGGCAAAATCCTGGAGTCCGGCGCTGCGGCGGTCTCCTGGGTGACGAAGCCCACGTCCATGGTTCTGGGTGCTGGAACACCAACGACGGTCAAAAACGGAGTCGGCGCAGCGGGTGCTGCGGGAACGGCTTCTGATTCGGCCCATGACCATCCCTGCACCGTCACCGGCAAGTTCGGTTGGGACACGGTTGACGGTGGCGACGCCGGCAAAATTTATGCCGTCTACAAGCCAGACCCGGTGTAATCTGTGAGCTGGAATGGATCGACCTGGCCGGCCGGGGATGACGGTTGGATTTACATCTCCAACTACAACGACCTGGTGGCGGCCCATAACGAGCGAGCGGCAGAGGTTGGCCATGCCGACCTGGACGCCAAGAGCGCCGGCGACTGGATCGAGATCGGCGACATCCTCAACCTGCGCACGGCGGTCGAGGCGCTCATCCCGCACTTCGTCCGGGTCGATAACGGCGGCACGGGCGAGGCGTTCACCAAAGGGTCCTGCCTAACCGACGCCATCGGGCAGGCCGACTGGTCTGACTCCGGGCTGGCCGAGGATGACTGGATATATCCGCTGCACTACAACGAGCTCCGCGACGTGCTCAACGAGCTGCGCTGGCTGCTGATCGGCGCCTCAGGCTCGGCAACGGCGACGGCCATGAAGTACTCCGGATCGCTCAATAACCCGTCGTACGCCACCGTGTGGGGGAACGTCAAAACAGCTTACGCGGCTGCCGCCTGGGCGTCCGGCACGGCGGTGGCGTACATCCGTGGGACCGCCTACTACGACGGCCTCTACAATGCCGCCATCCAGCACAACCGCTGCACGGACATCTCCTATGCGATCCCCGACTATGCCGTGGGGATCAGCGACACGAAAATGAGGTATAGGGCGCGGTCCTGGATGGAAGACCCGGCGGCCGCGCCCGCTGGGGGCGGTCCGGAGCTGACGCTCTCCGTATTCGATCAGGCCAGCTTCGGGGGCACGGAGAGCACCGACTCGATCCCAACGACGGGCGATGCCAAGACCGTGATGGACGTGCCCACCCTGGCGGCCGACAACACGACCGTGCACTACAGCGCAAACGTGGCGGCGCCTGCCGACCTTGACACGTTGCAGCCATCTATTCCCGGGGATGCCGCCGAGCGCGGGATAGGTTCAGCCGGCAGCGATTTCGAGCTGCTGATCCAGCTGGACTTCGACTATCAGTAGAGGCTAGAACTCGCCCTTGGCTTCGAGGGCCTTCACGGTTTCCAGGTCCTTGCGCGCGGCGTCGAGTACGGCCTGTGCCCCAGGCTTGCCTGCCTCGGGCGCTTTGCCCAGGGCCTCCTCAGCGGCCTTGACGGCGGCCGCAGCCTTGGCCTTGGTCAGGTCGCCCTTGATCCAGGAGAGTTCGGTGTGGAGGGCGGGGAGGGCGGCCAGGTTGCGGGCCCGCTCCCGCTCCATGTTGGCGCCCTTGCCGTTGTTGTTGCCGGCCTTGGCGTCGGCGGCCTTCTGCGCGGCGATCTTCTCCACCGGCCACCGGCCAAGCTGGCCCTCGATCCGCGCAACCTCGGCGCCGACCTGCGCCAGGCGTTCCGCCCGCGCCTTGGCCTTGGCCGGGTCCGGCGGCTGTTCCCCGGCCAGGCAGGGGAGGGCAGCGAGAGCGAGGACGGCTATCAGTGCGATGCGCATGGGGGTCTCCTAATTCAAGGGGCCAAATTTCAGAAGCACAAAAATTGCCAGAAGCTCCACGAAAATCAGGAATCCGAAGATCGTTGCAAGCGCTGTCGCGATGCGCAATGTCTTCTTGATCTCTCGTAATTCTTTAAGCGGTGCTTCGTTGGTCTCCATGATTCCCTCCCCGCCCAATACCCTACCGCGTCCCCGCCCCCGAGTCAAGCGATTACAGCCGGAGGGCGATATTTGTAAGCGCCCGAATTTTCGGATTCCCCCTTGACAACCTAGGCGGGTTGGGTATAGTATCTGTAGATGAGGGGCGCGGGAGCCCCGGGACTGAGAGGAGACGGACGATGGCTACCAGCTACCACCACATGCCCGAGACCAGCGAGACCCCGGACATCGACGGCCTGACCCTGCGGCGGGCGCTCCGTGCGCTGCGCATGGTATCCTGGGGAGACATGGGCGGCTGCCGGGCCATCCTGGACGATGGCCGCGAGATCGCCGTCGAGTTGGAGCCGGCCACGGGTGGCGGGTCACTGACCAGGACTCAGCGGGCGGTCGTGACCAGCCACACGACTGGTCATCAGCGCACCTACCAGATCAAGAGCTAGCGCGGCACAGCCGCAGGAGGGGAGCATGAGCCGAGTCTGCAACGGGTTGCCAGGTCAGTGCGCCGGCCGCAAAGCGCATCGGGCCTACATGTGCGGGCACGCCCAGGGCTACGCGGGGCGCCCATGTTGCACCCCGGAATGGGCTCGGTCGGTTGCCTGTCAGAACGCATGGGCTCAGGGATGGGCTGCCGGCAAGGTAGGCAAGCGGGAAAAGGAGGCGTGACCATGGGTGCATCGCCTGACTACAAGGTCTACAACGCGCAAGGGAAGTACCGGGCCGCTTGCGTGGACGCGGCCGAGGCCGCAGCCCTCGCCTCCTTTCTTGGCGACGGGGCAACCATCCGCTGGGGCCATTCCAGCAAGTGGCGGCTCTGGACTGAGGGACACGAGGACCATCCGGCTGGCGAGAGTTATGACTACGTGGCGCAGGTGGCGGCCATCCGGCTCGAATCGCTCCAGCGCGCATCTCTGGCTAAGGCCAGGGAGGGGCAACCATGAAACCCTGTTGTAGAAACTGCCTGTGGCGGCACGGCAAGCACACCGCGAAGATGGGCGCCCATCGTGTGGTCGAATATCGGTGCGACAAGTTTGGCGCCGATATGGGGCCTCTGCAACGATGGAACCGACAACGGGCCTGGTGCCCGCTCCATGAGTTTGCCGTCACTGAGGACGATTGGAAGGCCGCCCGCGCCGCGCTGGCAAAGGCCGGTGCCCGATGACCCTCCCCGAAGAGGTCCGGCAGTACCTCTCCGCCCTCGGCAAAAAGGGCGGCGCGTCCACCTCGCCGGCCAAGCGCGCGGCGTCGAAACGCAACGGGAAGCGCGGCGGCTGGCCGAAGGGGCGGAAGAGGAAGCCGGCGATTCCGCCGGCGGGACTGGAGGAAGGGCGATGAGCAAGCATACGCCGAAGCCGTGGCGCGTCATCGATGAAGACGGGTTCCGCCTGATCGTGGGGCCGAAAGGCGAGAGGCTTTTTTCCGAGGTCACTGGCTGTTCCGCGAGCGGGTCATGGCCGGCTGGCAACGAAGCTGACGGTGACTTCCCCCTGGCCGCCGCCGCCCCGGACCTTGCGGGGGCCTTGGCCGAAATCAGCCGCACCGAGCCCGACGAAAAAGCCGACGGGACCGTCCTCGGGGAACTGGTCCACAGCGCGGAGGAGATGGCCGAAATCGCAGGGGCCGCGCTGCGCAAGGCGGGGCTCGACGGATGACCCCCGAAAATTATTTCCACTTTTTTCTTGACATGAGGACGGGGCTTCGGGTAAGGTAGCTCCCGGACAGGAGAAGCGATAGTGCCACGCGAAAACATCCACGCTGTTTCGACACGCTCCCCGGCCGGGGAAAACCCTGCGGCCTGTGCCCAGGGCGCGGCTCCTGTCCAGTTGCCTACCCGGCCGGGGCTTTCTTTTCGGGCTTCCTCGCATTCTTCGGCCGCCGCCCGCTTCCGCTCCGTGCGGCAGGCGCAGGCGAGCCGGCCCGCTGAGCCCGCGCGGCCGTCCTGGCTGGCGCGGCTCCGCGCACTCCTTCGGAGGATGAGACCATGAGCCGATTGCTAACAGACAAAGAGCGCGCCGCCGTCCTCCACGACCTGGCCGAGAGCCGCCCGCTCCTGGCATGGTACGCGCGTGAGCGGGCGCAGGCTATCTCCGCGATGGAGGGGCATGCCGTCAAGGCCCTGGCCGCCGAAGTGGCCGGCGAGTTTGCGCCGCTCCCCGGAGATATCTCCATCGCCGAGTACCACCACCGCATGGGTGTCCGCCTGCGGGAGCAGGCCGAGCGGCTCCACGAGCGCCGGGCGATGCTACTCCAGGACGTGAGGCAGATGGAAAGGGACTTAGCCCATGTGTAGATTCGCGAGCTTCATCTTCAAGCCCGACACGGTAGAGATCAAAGTCGCTGACCTCAACTGCCACAGCGAGACATTCAAGGCGCTGGGGCTTCCGGCCACCGCCGACGGCAACCGGCCGGACGGCTGGCGCGAGGGGCATTGGCTCCCGGGTGCGGCCCGACCCGAGTGCCGCACGGTGGCGGGCGACAGCCATACCGGCGAGGAATGCGCCAGCGCGATGGTGGCCCGGTGGTCCGACTTTCCGGGCTTCCTCGCGTGGGCGCTGGAGCAACCAACACTGATTGCCGGCTCCCTGGACCTGAGCGGCTGCGACCTGAAGGGCATCAAGCTGCCGCAGAGCGTCGGCGGCTCCCTGGACCTGAGCGGCTGCGACCTGAAGGGCATCAAGCTGCCGCAGAGCGTCGGCGGCTACCTGGACCTGAGCGGCTGCGACCTGAAGGGCATCAAGCTGCCGCAGAGCGTCGGCGGCTCCCTGTACCTGAGCGGCTGCGACCTGAAGGGCATCAAGCTCCCGCAGAGCGTGGGCGGCGGCCTGTACCTGAGCGGCTGCGACCTGAAGGGCATCAAGCTGCCGCAGAGCGTCGGCGGCTCCCTGTACCTGAGCGGCTGCGACCTGAAGGGCATCAAGCTGCCGCAGAGCGTCGGCGGCTCCCTGGACCTGAGCGGCTGCGACCTGAAGGGCATCAAGCTGCCGCAGAGCGTCGGCGGCGACCTGTACCTGAGAGGCTGCGACCCCGTCCTGGCCAAGGCTCTACAGGAGGAACTCGAAGCCCGCAAGACGGCGGGGGGCTGACCATGATCCTCCGCATTCGCCGCGCCCTCGGCGGCAAGTTCTTCCGCGCGGTCTACGAGGCTGTCCGGACCCTGGCCTTCCTGGCCTGCGCCACGGGCTTCCTGGCGATGGTCATCCTGCTGGCGATGTGGATTTTGGAGGTAAGCAAACGTGGATAACACAGCCCCCCGCGCCCCATTCGGGGCCAGCGCAACAACGGCGCTTGCTCGTGCGCGCATCATGGAGCGTTGCGGACTGCCGGCAGGGCGGGGGGCGGACATTAAGGCTCCGTTCGGGGCCGGGCCGTCGGGCATGAAATCGACCCCGACGGCTGACCTTGGGCTGGCGCGGCGCATTCCTGCGCTCCTCGTTAAAAACCCTTCCCGACGGGGAAGCACGCCTTCTCGGGGGTTGCCGAGCGAGGTCCGACGGGACTGCCGGGTAATGCCCGGCCGCCAGCCCATCAACCTTGGGGCGGGCCGGAAGCCCGACACCGCGGCCGACTGCAACCCGGCCCGCCCCATCCCTGGAATCGGAGGCTGACATGGACACCTACGTTTCCGCACAGACCCGGAGCGAGAACGAGCGGGCCGACGAGCGTTTCGCCTCGGCGCGCGAGGCCGTCATGGACTCCACCAGCGCGGTCTACTGGCGCACCGAACTGAAGAAGGACACCGACCGCCTGATCGCCGTGGCGTTCGCCGGCCGGTCCCGGACCAGGGCCGCGGCCTCCGCCTTCCTGGCCGAGTTGGCGGCCGAGCCGCACCGCAGCATGGATGACGTGTTGGAGGGCTGGCTTGACGACGTGCTGGACGTGGCGACGGGCCACGCCCAGGACGCCGACGTGGCCGATGCGTTCGAGCGGTTCCGCGCGGAGTGCGCGGTCCGACTCATCGGGAAGCATTGGGGCGAGTAGCCCCGGAAAGGATATGCCATGAAACTGTCGGAGCAGCATGAAAAGGTGAGCGCCGCCATTGTGACGGCCTGGTCGAAGCTGAAGAATCCGCCCTTCGACTCCAAGAACCCGTTTCTGCACAACGACTACGTGAGCCTGGCCGGCGTCCGGGACCATGTTCATCCGGTCCTGGCCGAGGTTGGGCTGGCCGTGGTGCAGTCATGCGCCCCGGCCGGGGAGCTGGTCGTCTGCACGACCACGCTGCTGCACTCCTCCGGCCAGTGGGCGGAGGCTGAAATGGTCTGCGCTCCGGTCATGCCCGAGAAGCGCAAGGACCTGGAGGCTGGCGCCCCGGCCCGCAGATCGACGGCGCAGGACTGGGCCGCCGCGAGCACCTACGCGCGGCGCTACGGACTCCTGGCCATCATGGGAATCGTCGGGGACGTGGATGATGACGGGAACACCCGCGGCCCCGGCCACGGCATCCCCGAGGGCGCATGGGACAGCAAGCCCCAGGCACAGCGCCCCGCCGCCCAGCGGCAGTTGACCCCCGAGGATATCGCCGAGCGCGAGGCCATGGCGAAGCGGGTTGCCGAGGTCCGCGCCAAGGAGGCCCAGGCCAAGGCCCAGGCCGGCGGCGTCACCCGCGAGACGGTTGACCCGGACACCGGCGTAATCACCGAGGAAACGGAGCCCCGGACCACGGCGCCCGCGTCCCGGCCGGCGGCTGGCACCCCGGGCCCGGCGCGGCCGGCCGGCAAGGGCGCGCGGTCGGCGGCTGGGTTCTGACCCGTGACTCTCGCCCCCATCCTCGACCCCATGCCCGGCGGCCTGCTCCAGCCGGCCTACCCGCTCCACGAGGGGGAACTGGCCCGGCTGCTGAGCGCGCTGGCCGCGGCGCGGAAGTGTGGGGCCGACGCCGGGGCGTTCTCCGAGCTGCCGGCCGAGGCGCAGGCCCTGCTCCTGCGGCTGGACATCAAGCCGAGGGTGATTGCGGTCGGAGTGGACATGGCCGGCGAGGGACTCTCTGACCAGTCGGCGACGGTCGTGATTGCCGGGGACGGGGACGGCGGCGGCTTCCGCGTGGTCGGAGTGCCGACGACCCCCACCGTTGACCCCAACCGGCCGCGTAGTGCGGCCAGCTTTTAGGAGATATGCCATGAACCTTCACCATCTGAAAGGCTCCGGATTCGCCGGCATCGACGACATGGTGCTGGACCTGTCGGGGTCCAAAGTACACGTCATCCTCGGCCCCTGCGGCTCCGGCAAGTCGAGCATCCGGGACCTGATCCGGTGGGTCTTCACGGGCCTGTGCCGGGGACTCACCAAGAAGAACGAGGCGCACCGGCTGGCCCCCAAGAACAAGAGCCCGCACGTCGAAATCGGCGCGGACGACATCCACCTGATCCGCACGGCCACGAGCACGAACCTGCCGGCCAGCGAGATTCTCGAACTGTTCGGCCGCCCCGAAATGATCGGCGCGGTGGTCGATGCGTTCGACTTCATCGGCATGCCCCCCGCCGCGCGGGCCGAACTGGTCCGGGCGCTGAGTGCTGACCCGGCCAAGCTCGCCGCCTTGGCGGTCGCGGAACTGACCAAGCTCAAGCTCCCCGCCGAGGACGTGCAGGCCATCGCCGGGCTGGTGGGCCGGAACCTGGACAAGGCGGAGGAATACGCCGTCCAGAAGCGCCGCGACTGCAAGAGGAAGCTGGACGAGATCCCGGCCAACGCCCCGGACTCGGCCGTGGAGATCGACGGCGCCAAGTTCGACCTGAAAGCCGCGTCCGTCACCGAGATCGACGACCGGGCCGCCGGCCTGCGCCGGGAGCGTAAGGCCGCCGACGACCAGCGCGTCAAGACGGCGGAGGCGCTCGGCCGCGCGAAACAGGCGGCCGACCCGGCGGAGCGCAACGCCCGGACTGCCGCCCTGGCCGCCGAACTGGAGGCGCTCGGGCACTGTGACAACAAGGACGTGGACGCCGCGGAGAAAGCCCGGGCCGCCGCCGCCAAGGTTGAATCTGACCTGAAAACCTCCCGGGACCAGGCGCTGGCCGCGTACAACCAGGCCGTGGGCGCGAAGGAGTCGGCCGGCGAACGGCTCGCCGCGGCCGAGAAGCTCAAGGGCAAGTGCCCGACCTGTGGCCACAAGATGACTGCCGAGGACACGGCCGCGCTGATTACCGAGATCGAGACGGACGGCAACGCGGCCAGCGAGAACATGAACCTCGCCAAGGTCCGGGGCGTGGAGGTCAAGATCAAGCTGGAAGCCGCCACGGCCAAGCTCCTGCAACTGGCCGAGGCGGTCGTCGCCCTCCGGGCCAAGGCGCTCAAGGCCGAGGGCCTCCGGGTGGAGATCGCCGCCCTGCGCCAGCGGGCCGCCGAGAACAAGGACGCGGCCGAGGTCGGCAAGCTGGCCGGCCAGGTCGAGGCGTTGACCAAGCAGATCGCGGAGCTTGACGCCCGGTTGGACCTGGGCGCCAAGGTGCTCGCCGCCAAGCAGGCTTACGACACCACCCTGGCCGCCTACGAGAGCGGCGAGGCGCTCAAGGTCGAGCGGGACGCATGGGACCGGGCGCAGAAGCTGCTCGGCGCCGGCGGCCCGGTCCGCAGGATGGCCGCCGCGGGGTTCGACCTGGAGGCGGTAAACGCCCACGTCGCCCAGCTCCTGCCCGGCGGCAAGGTCTATAACGAGAACTGGGCGCTCTCCTACTGGGACGAGGCCCGGGGAGCGCGGCCGGTCGAGATGTGCTCCCGGTCGGAGCGGTTCCGGCTGGGCTGTGCGTTCGCCGCCGCCCTCTCCAAGGCGGCGGGGCTCGGGCTGCTGGTCCTGGACGAGGCCGATATCCTCGCCGGCCCCGCCCGCGCGGACTTCATGGGCTGGCTGGAGAGCATCGGCCCCGACTTCGAGCGCGTGATTGTCATGGCTACCCGGGCGGACCGCGCCGGGCTGGTCCCGGCCGAGGGCTTCACCTTCTGGTGGGTCGAGGCTGGCAGCGCGGAGCCGGTCACGGCCGAGGCGGTGACGGCGTGAAGAACATGAAAAAGATCGTGTCTCAGCTTGAGGCCGAGAAGAAGAAGATCGCCAAGGCGCGAGACCGGATACGCGAACTGCTGGGTGATGTCGAGGGCATGATGGACTCGTCTACCCGCGGCCTTGAAGACCTGGAAAGCGCCATCGACGCCCTGAGCGAGTACGTGTGATGAGACTCACCAAGGTCGCCAAGTCCTGCCGCCACTGTCGCCGCCCGGTGGTCATGGTCGAAACCGGCCCGGGCCTGTGGCGGTGCATGGAAGAGGGGTACATGCGGCCGGACCCGGAGAGCACCGTCACCGCCCTGAGCATCACCGGCGAGCCGGTCTCCGGGCACTTCGAGGACAAGCCGCGGCAGGGGCTGACGTTGGTGCTGAAGCCGCACCATTGCGGGGCGGCACCTGTAACGGGAGCGGAAAAAGGAGCGGGCCATGACTGAGCGCCCGATTCTCTTCAGCGGCCCGATGGTCCAAGCCATCCTGGACGGCACCAAGACACAGACGCGGCGGGTGATGAAGATTCAACCGCCCGACTCCGGATATAGGCTGGCAGAGTGTGTGTCTACCACTGGAGACAGGCGCAACGTGGGGCGGGCGCACTGGCTCAAAGTGGCTCCGGACGGTTATTCCGTGGTGGATGGGTCGCAGCGGTACTTTGCGTGTCCTTATGGCCTGCCAGGTGACCAGCTGTGGGTGCGGGAGACGTGGGTGCCCACCACTGGCGATGTCGGCGGGCTGCCATCCGGCGTTCACGTGGCCCACATGGGCGTCAAGTATGCGGCAGACCGTGCCTTTGAACCGCGAGAGCAAGCGCGCGACCTGTGGCCCTGCAAGACTAACTGGAAGCCATCTATCCACATGCCCCGTTGGGCCAGCCGCCTAACCCTGGAAGTGACGGCGGTCCGGGTGCAGCGGGTGCAGGAGATAAGCGAAGAGGACGCCAAGGCCGAGGGCGCCGACGCATGCCACGGTGTCTTTCATGCCTCCATCCAGAGCGCGATTGATAACGTCTACCGCCGCAACTTCGCGGTTCTCTGGAACTCCATCAACGCCGCCCGCGGCTTCGGCTGGGACGCGAATCCCTGGGTTTGGGCAATCGCCTTCAAGAGAGTCTAGGCGCACAGCGCCGGAAAGGGTTGACCATGAAGCACGTCACGATCAAGGGCAACTTCCACCAGTTCACCGCCAAGGCCCCCAAAGAGGGCAAGATCGCGGTGCTCTGCAACAAGCTCTGCGTCCTGGGCACGGACGACAAGATGCTGGCCGGGCTGTGCCGCGGGAGCGCCAACGCGCTGGCCGCCATGCAGGCGGTCAACGACTCGGCCGGCAAGCTGGAACTCCCCTGCGATCCGCAGGAGTGCATCGTCGAAGCGCGGAGCGAGGACGGCGAGGTCGTCAAGTCCCACCGCGTCACCTTCAAGAAGCTGGTCATCGACTGCACCGGCCCGGTGAACTTCGCCGAGGTCCATTACGAAGAGCCCATGCGGCGCGAGGCCGCGATCTTCGCGCTGGACAACCTGGGCGAGCCGGTCGAGATCTCCGTGACCCCGGCGCAGATGGAGCTTGCCGGGATGGAAACGGCGTCGGCAATGCAGGATTTTGTGGACAAGACCCCCGGCGTCGAGGCCGTGACCCTCTCGGTCGGCGGCAAGTCGGCGACGGTCAAGAAATCCAAATAGCTCCCCCAAGTAAAACGGGGGGAACCCAGCGGGCATTCCCGCAGAAAGGAAATCAGATGAGCAGCCTGAAGCACGAACTTGAGAAACTCGCCCGGGAGGTCGGTCTGTGTGAGGACGCCAAGCGCCTGGCGATCGAGGACGCGGGCAAGACCCGGAAGCTACACGCCGAGGTTGTGGACCCGCTGGTCGCCAAGGTGGCCGCCTTGCAGAACGAGCTAGGTCTGGCCGAGGCCAACCGCCGGGCGGAGGCGACGGCCCGCGGCATGGCCGAGGCGGAGCTGGTCATCCTGGAGGCCGTCCTGGACGACGCCGCCGGGCTCCTGCACCGCAACAAGATCCGCTTCGACAAGGACGCGGCGCGGGTCGAGAAGGCCGCGAGCATGGCCAAGGTAGCCGTCAAGGCGTAGAGCGGCGAGAAAGGAAACCGTCGATGGACTCCAAGAGCGCCGCTGGCAACGGATTTGGATTGGGCACGGTCCTCTTCCTGGTCTTCCTGGTCCTCAAGCTGTGCAAGGTCATTGACTGGTCGTGGTGGTGGGTCACGGCGCCGCTGTGGGGGCCGCTAGCTTTCATCGCTGCCATCATCGTTGTGGTTTTGCTCATAGCCATACCTGTAAAGCTGTTCGTCAAGTAGCACCCCGGGCGCAGAAGCCCGGGGCCACCGGGGGGTGGGAGTTTCCAGTGAGGCGCCAGTACAGACAGGTCCTCGTAGCACTTCTTGAGGGTCCGATTACGACGGCCGACTCGCAGAAGCGGGCCGGGGTGCTGGCGTTCAGTCAGAGAGCGGGGGAGTTGGAGCGCATGGGCCTGGTCATCCGATTCCACGTCAAGATTTCCGAGGCAAGCTCGCCGGTCGTGTCGGCAATGCTGACCGACGAAGGCCGGCGAGTGGCGCAAGCGTTGGCCCGGGGCGTACCCGAGCCAGCTGGGGACGGGGCGCCGGTCGCGGTCCCCCCGCAACCGGTTAGCCCCTCCCCGGTTTGGTGCAACCCCTCGGAATCGCTGTTCGCCCCCGGGCCTGTCGGCCATGACGGGCAGAAGGGGAGGGGGATGTGAATCAGTGGCGCAAGGGCACTGCCTCCTGGCGGATCGGGGACGTGCTCTATCTGTCCATCGTGTTCTCCTGGGACATTCCGGAGGCGGTGGATCTCGCGTCGAAACATGCCGGCCCCGTGGTAGCCGGCGGACCAGCGGCAGTGGTCCATGCCGAACTCCTGGACGAGTGCGGGATTGCGGTCTCTGCCTGTTCGCCTGTCGAACCCCTCCTGTTTCACAACCCGCTGGCGACGTTCACAACGCGGGGCTGCCCGAACCGCTGCCCGTGGTGTATCGTCCCAAAGATCGAGCCGGAGTTCAAGGAGTTGCCCGACTTCCGGCCGGCGCCGATGGTCTGCGACAACAACTTCCTGGCGGCAAGCCGCGCCCACCAAGAACGGGTAGTGGAGCGCCTGCGCGCCTTCTATCGCGTGGACTTTAATCAGGGCCTGGACGCCCGGCTGTTCACCCCGAAGGCGGCCGATCTACTGGGAAAGCTCAAGGTCAAGGTTCGCTTCGCTTTGGACTCCTGGGCCGCTGCGGACACCGTCGGCACCGCCCTGAACCTGGCCAGGGAGCGGACAACGTCCGATCTTGGCGTCTACGTGCTCATCGGATTCAACGACACGCCAGCCGACGCGCGGGGGCGGCTGGAACTGGTCCGCTCCTGGGGTGTCCGCCCGAACCCGATGCGCTACCAGCCGACCGACGCCAAGGAGAAAAACGGCTACGTTGCGCCAGGCTGGACCGAAACCGAACTCCGCCGGATGATGAAGTATTACAGCCGGCTGCGGTGGTACGAGCACATTCCCTACGACGATTTTCAGGAGGATGGGCAGACGGTGCTTTTCGGCGGTGACGCATGAAGCGCGCCGGCTTCTCCCACGAGTCCGCCCACAACGAGACGGCGGAGTGGTACACCCCCCCCCTGGTCTTCGAGCGCCTGGGCCTGACGTTCGACCTGGACCCGGCCAGCCCGGGGGCCTTGACGGTTCCCTGGGTTCCGGCCGCCGTTCACCTGACGAAGAGCCACGACGGCCTGCGGGCGCCCTGGGCCGGGCGCGTCTGGTGCAATCCCCCGTATGGGACCGAGACGCACAAGTGGGTGGGCCGCTTCATTCGGTCCGCCTGTTCCGGCGTCATGCTGGTGTTCGCCAGGACGGACGCCTCCTGGTTCCACGACTACGCCGTCTATGCGGACGCTCTCTGCTTCATCCGGGGACGCCTGCGGTTTCTCCGTCCGGACGGCACGCCGGGAGACAGCGCCGGCGCCGGTTCTTTGCTGCTGGCCAAAGGTCCGGATTGTGTCGAGGCGCTCCGGCGCTCCGGGCTGGGTTTCGTGGTTCCTGGGAGGACTGACTGATGATAGTCTTGGCTGTTGACCCCGGCGCCCGCACTGGCCTGGCGCTCTACGGCACAAACGACGCCAACCGGCCGCAGCTCATCGACGCCGTGAGCATCGACTGGGGCGAAACGGGCCAGGATGTCAAGGACCGGCTCAAGCTCTGGCAGAAGATCATCCCACACCTTGACCTTGTGGCCGTGGAGATCCCGCGCCAGGGCGGCGCGCTGTTCCGCCACGGCCGGGCTATCCCCTCGCAGATGGGCAAGGCGCTAAAGATGGCCCGGAACGTCGGCGCCTGCTACGCCAAGGCCGAATCCCTGGCCGGCTACTGCGAGGGCCTGGGGATCAAGGTTGTGCGCAAGGAGCCGGCCTCCGGCGGGACGAAGCGGCAGAACCCGGTGGCCACTTGGAAGGCCATCTTCCCCGAGTTTCAGCGGCAGACCTCGGAGCACAGCCGGGACGCGGCGCTTCTGGCGCGGCGGGTGTGGGACGCGGCGCGGTTCATGGTGAGGATTGAGGACGGGAAATGACAACCTACCGGGTCAAGGACTGGGACCGGCACTTCGAGAATGACCGCAGCCGTACCCGCGACCGGTGCGGGTTCGTCTGTGTTCCGAACAAGCACGGCATGGGCCTGTCTCACGTCCTGACCGAGCCGGATGGCCTTGCGATTCTCGGAGCTTTTCTTCTGGTCATCGAGAAACTCTCCGCCCAGTCCCGCCCCCGTCACGGCTGGCTCACCGACAACGGTGAGCGGACGGGGAGGCCATGGGGAGTCAGTGACCTTGCGGTCACCGTCGGACGGGGCAAAAGAGGCGAACGAGAGTTCGCGCGCCTGTTTGAGGTTGCGCAACGCCCCAACATTGCGTGGCTTGAATCAATAGTAACCGCCGACTCCCCGCCGACTCCCCGTCAACTCCCCGCCGACTCCCCTGGAAGGGAAGGGAAGGGAAAGGAAGGGAAAGGAAAGGAAGGTAGCGCGGAGCCGCCCGCTGCCGCGGTCGCTCCCGCGCACGCCGTGCCCAACGAACTCAAAGGATTGGTCATCTACGAGGCCGACGTGAAGCTGTGCTTTGACCTGCCGCAGATGCTTCCGAGTTGGCGGCAGTGCTATCCCGGGGTGGACGTGCTGACGGAGATCCGCAAGGCCCACACCTGGGAGTTGGCGAACCCGACGAAACGCAAGACGCCGAAGGGGCGCTTGAAATTCTTGAACGCCTGGATGGACAGGGCGCAGAACGATGGGAGGAACCATGGCAACGGGACCGGAGCAAGTCGGGGCGGTGCTCAGTCGGGCCGCCTGTTCACAGCGGCCACAGAGCAAGCCGGAAAGTTCGCAGGCACCTAGCATGTCGGGCAACAGCTACATGGCCGGCCTGGGCGTGCCGCAAAGGTTCCTGGGGGCCAGGCTCCCGGCCGATCATGCGGGAGTAGTGCCCAACGCCGACGGCCTGTTCATCACGGGCCCGGCCGGCGTCGGCAAGTCGTGGCTGGCCGCCGCGTGGATGCGCAGAATCCTGTCAGAGCTTCCGCTGGCTGACTTGCCGCTGAATCCGGCGCTGTGGTGTTCGGTCCCGCGGTTCCTGCAAGAACTCCGCGGCACGTTCGGCGGCCGGGGCTCCGAGGCGGAAGTCACGCGGCAGTACACCAAGCCGGCGCTCCTGGTCCTGGACGATCTCGGCTCCGAACACGCCAGCGACTGGACCGGGCAGGCGCTTTACTTGGTGGTCAGCAAGCGGCTGGATGACTGCAAGCAGACCATCGTGACCAGCAACCTGACGCGCGAGGAACTGGACAGGCGCGACCCGCGCCTTGCCTCGCGGATCGGGGCGCTGGCCTATTGCCGGATGACCGGCATTGACAGGAGGGTATCCCATGCCTGATTCCGAAGCCCTGTTGACCGCCCACGCCGCGTCTCAAGCCTGCCTCTCCTGCGAGGACCTCCGCCGCCAACTCGCCTCTGCCCGCGAGGCCAGCGTCCAGGCGATGATGACGTTGCAGGGGGAGCGCGACTCCCTGGCCGAGCGGCTGAGGGAGGCGAGGGAGCTTCTACGAATGGCCCACAAGGAGTTCTGCTCCAACGTCTGTCCATCAGTCAAGAAGGACGGCGAGCCGTGGGTGCACAATAAGGTCTGCTTGCAAATGCAAACCGCCCTCGCCGCCCCGCCCGCCGCGCCGGCCTCGCAGAAAGGAGCCGGGGAATGAACACTAGATGTGGAAACTGCGATAGATTTTGGAGACACCATCCATCGCATCGCGGAGGGGAGTGCCTGCTGTCGGGCGCAAGGGTGCGGGTGTCCACCGATGGGCGCAAGTGCTTTGAGCCAAGGCCCAACACGCCTGTCAAGCCCAAGCCCGCCGCGCCGGCCTCGCAGGATGCCATCAAGAAACTCGATGCTCAAGCCCGCAAGGACTATGAGCAATGGTTTGGGGAGACTGCGCCCGGCAAGCCCTCCGCGCCGGCCGGGAATTGCTCAGACTGCGAACACCTGGATGAGATGGGAGACTGTACCGCAGAGCGTGAGCGGCCATGTGACCAGCCCGCCGCGCCGGCCGCCGAGTCGGAGGTCGCTACCGATCCACCATGGCAGGAGCGAGATGGTAACTGGTACTGTCGGGAGTGCGGCGAACACTGGACTGGAAAGCGGTTTGGGCACAAGTGCAAGCCCTCCGCGCCGGCCGGGGAGAAGGGAGCCGGCGAATGATGATGCTGATATGTCCAGGAGCCGACAGGCGCTCATCCCGTTGCCGTGGCTGCGTCCACGGTGTGCCGCACGAAGCGGTTTACTGTGGCGGGAAGAACCTCTGCCGGCAACGACGGTGTGGTGCGCGGCAAGTGCCGACCGGGGAATGCAAGCCCGCCGCGCCGGCCCTTGGTGCTGGCGCTGTGTTCACCGCTCCGCCATATTGCGGTGGTGCCGACATAGGGAGCGGGTTTCCGAGCAAGCCCGCCGCACCGGCCGCAGATGGGAGGAAGTGAAATGGCAAGGCCAAGATGCAAGAAGTGGTTTATCCGAGAAGGCACCGCCCCGTCGTGTCTCTGTATGAGGCCCAAGGGGCATCCAGGGAAGCACCGTTGCGGAGCGTGCAACTTTCTGTGGGGCAAGCCCTCCGCGCCGGCAGGGAAGAAAGGACGGTAACATGGAACAGCGAAGAATGGTCTGCATCCGAGAGGACGCCTGCCTGTTCACCGCCCCGGCGATAGCTGGCAAACTGCGGAGCTACCTGGAGACGTATGCGAACGACTCCGGCAAGCCCGAGAGTTGCCGGCGGGATGCGCTGATACTATCTCGGGCAATCGAAATCTGTGATGAGCCCGCCGCGCCGGCAGAGAAGGGAGAAAGTCGTGATTAGAATCAAGTGCGAAGGCAAGACCCTCACCGTGGAGATCGACCACTTGGTCAACGGCAAACGCTGGACCCACCATTTTGGCCGGGAGGAGGCCAGCGACTTCCAGGCCGAGCATGTGGCCCGCTCCCTGCGCCGCGCCCTGGAGAACTCCAAGCACGAGTATGCCCAAATGGCCGCAGCCGAAACCATGCGCCAGCGTAAGGCGCGGCGCGGCAAACTGCCGGGCTGGTACAACCCGATGATGCCTGTGGTCGAGAGCTAGGAAGGAGGCCGGCGATGGGAAGTAGGGTTCCGAAGTGCCCGCTGTGTGGAGGCAAGTGCCTCAAGAACCCGGGCACAATTTTGCTTGACGGTCACGATTGCGTTGTGTGCCAATCTCCCGGGTGTCTTTATGTGGCGCACATGGAAGTCCACCGCGCCCTCGCCGCCAAGGTCAAGGGCGGGAAGGTGGTGGCTGGTGGCTACTGGTGCGATAGCAAGCCCGGCGACCTTGGGAATCTGCTGCTGGTTACACTGTGTGCCAGGCGCGGTCAGTGCGTCAAATCACTGTGGAAGCAATGCAATAAATTCTGCCGCCGCGTCCTGATTGTGGAGGCCGATCATGGAGCTTGATTACCGGGCCATCGGCAAAGCCGCTACCGACCAAACCATCAACCTTGCCGGCTCCGACTGGACAGAGGAGCAGATGCAAGAGTGTATCGGCAAGGCGGCCGTCGCGGCGATGATTCCGGCGGCGCTTGACGGTGGTTGCGAGAGTCGCTGTCCGTTCCTGGGGGACTTTGGCGAGTGCTCGCTAGGCTGGCAATTAAGGGCTGAGCGTGTTGGCCCCGCCTGTCCCGCGAGCAAGGAGGGGAAGAAATGAAGCGCAGGGGCAAGGGGAAGCTACCATCCCGGGACGATTTACAGAGAAAGGCCGCGATTCTTTCCGAAGAAGTGGAGATGCGGCAGGTTGTGCTAGATAACTGCTTTGCCATACTGCGCGAATACGGAATCGCGGTGGGCTGTGGCTTCGGGCTGTGTGACAGACTGATTCAGCTTTGCGAATACCGCAAGGCCACGCGGGAGGCTCTGCAAGGAGTGCGCCGATGAGTGCAGATAGAAAGCGCAAACATCCAATTCAGTACGTCGAAAAGGACGCGGGGGGCGTGTTTCGCTTCCGAGCAAACGCCATAGTGCGCCACCTGTTGGACGCCGGCCCTTTCGACATGAACAGCTTAGCGGAAAAGGACTTTAGTCGAGAGGACCGTGAGCAGTTCGCGCAACTGATAGGGTATAGCGTGTCCGGGGCCAGTGATCTGGAATACGTCAGCGACGAAACGCTGGCTGCCGCCCAATCAAAGCTACCGGCGCTGGAAGCCCAAAACGCACACTTGCGTGAAGAACTGTTTGCGTTGCGGAAGGCGCTTCAAAAACCAATGGCTCGCCTGTTCGGAAAGCACCCTGATGATTTGGAGGTAGACCGATGAGTGCCGATAGGGACGAAGTGCTGAGGCTGTTGGCTGACTTGCACAAGACGATTCGACTGCCCACTGACCAAGAATGCGCCAAGCTCCGCGCCTTTGCCGAGGCCAAGCCCGAGCAGGATGCGGGGGCGGAGGGGCGCGGCAGTCGCGGGCACGATGCCGAGCCATTTTACGAGCAGGACAAGCCCCGGCCGGCGGTGACGGTGGAGGAGATACGAGACAAACTCTATGCGGCCATGCCCCAGTCGTGCCGACTGCAATGCACTGGCGAGGAGGTTGCGTTAAGGCTGGCCCGCGTGGCTTTCGAGATGATGGGGGGGGCGGGAAATGAGCTACCACCGCAAATACATTGAGAGCCTTTGCCATGCGTGCCATCGACGCAAGACTGAGGCGGAGAAGAGGGAGGGGGAGGGGGGTGAGGCTGTTGCTATGTTGCCTCCGCGAGGCGATCTTCTGGGCCATCGTTGGGCTGGCCTGGCTGACCGAGGCGGCGCACTGGGTCGTGGATGCGCCATGGAGGATGTTGGGGGTGAGGCGGTGAGCCCGGGCGCCGCGCGTTACGAAAAAGAAGCGGCAGATATTGCCGGTCAGTTTCTATCCGTACACTTTGGACACGGTTGGTGCGGCAAAAAACTGGGGCGTGCCGGGAGAGCGCGCAAACTAGGTTCTTCCGGGGGGTTACGTAGGAGAC